ATATTAAGTAATAGTAAGTTTAGTGAACATAATAATATAATATGGGAAGACAAGGTGGTCAAGAGCAGATGGCACGAAGGGCAGATGTATATCAGATGATGTTGGAGGGAAAGAACATTCATCACATACTTGCTTATTGTGGTAAGCATTGGGGAGTACGTAAAAGTTCTGTTGAGAAAGATATGATTGCTGTACGTCATGAATTACTAACTGAATTTACCAAGGAGAAGCAAGAGATAGTTGCGTTACATGTGAATAGATATGAGAACCTTTATAGGTTTTATATGGACGAGGGAACAGAAGATAACCCAAACATAAGATACTGTCCAGAAACAGCAAGCAAGATGTTGGAGAAGAAAGAAAAGTTATTGCGTTTACATAACCCTGATGTTGTAATTAATAATAATAATTTAAATGTTGAAATAGATTTATCTAAGTGGTCTAAAGATGACATTATAAAAGCATTAGAAATATAATATGTTTAATGAATAATTTATCAGTTGAACAAAAACAGCATTTAAGAATACAGTTAGAATCTGAATTATATAAACGAGATTTATATATGTTCTTTAAAGCTGCTGTTGTTATATTATACCCTAATGTTGTTTGGAGTTTTAATTGGCATTTTAAATATATATCAAATATACTTCAAGAAGAAGTTGAGAGAATAATAAGAGGTGAGGAAAAAACAAAAGATTACATAATCAATCTACCTTTTCGTAGTGGTAAGAGTATTCTCTTATCTCAAATCTTTCCTGTATGGTGTTGGCTCAAACAACCATCAATGGGTATCATGCAAGTAAGCCATAGCGAAACATTAGCTATTAAACATAGTCATGCTTCAAAGATGCTTATTGAAAGTGAATGGTTTAAAGAAAGATTTCCTAATTTAACATTAAGACAAGACACTCATGCCAAGGCAAACTATATGACAAATAGTGGTGGCAAGAGAATAAGCTTTGGTGTTAATTCAGGTATTATTGGAGAAGGTGCAAACATTCAAATCATTGATGACCTTAATAGTCCTAAAGATAGTCAAGCAGTAACTCAAAGCATTAATGAAATATATACCGATACATTATATTCAAGACTTAATAACCCATCGATAGATATAAGAATAATACTTCAACAACGAATAAGTGAGAATGATATATGTGGGTACTTAATTAATAAGTCACCAAATAAATATAATCTAATATGTATACCAGCTAAATTAACCCCTGATTTATCACCATTAGAATTAATCGATAATTATGTTGATGATTTGTTTTGGTATGATAGGTTTACTGATAAGGTACTTCAAGACTTTCAAGAGACATTAGGTTCAAAGGCTTTTAGTGGACAGTTAATGCAGAAACCACAAAGTGAACAAGGAACAGTTATCAAGAGAGATTGGTATAAACATATTAGCAAGGAAGAAATACAAAAGATTATTGTTGGTAAGAAGTTGGAATTATATCTTGATAGTGCTTATACAAGTAAACAAAAGAATGATGCCAGTGGTTTATTATTAACATTCAAACATAATAACATATTATACATAATCAAAGCATGGAGATTATGGTTAGAGTTTCCTGACTTAATTAATTGGTTAAAGAAAGTTGTATTACAATATAATGTTAGAATGATTAGTGTTGAAACTAAAGCATCAGGACTTAGTATTATTCAACAACTACGTAGAGATGGTCTGAATGTATCTGAACTAAGTCCAAAGTCATTAGATAAGCTTACAAGAGTAAATGCAGTAACACCAATAATTGAAGGTGGTAGAGTATATGTAGTAGATGATGATTGGACAGAACTATATTTATCAGAAATGGCAGCATTCCCATTCAGTAATGTTGATGACTTAGTTGACTGTACAAGTTATGCATTAGAGAAAATGGGGTCTGGGGTTAGATACGCAAAAGGTTAATAATATGGAAAAGAAAATAAAGAACATAAGTAATATTGTTGGTGATGCACAAGTAATCATAAGCTTAAAGAAATTAGAAGCATTGGTAGAAGCAATAACAATACTAAAAGATAAACTAAGTAATTATGAAAGTAATAAAGTTCAATAATAAAGAATATGCTTGTCCAAGTTCATGGTCTGAAATAACATTAAGACAACAATTGGAAGTAAAGGAAATAAGTGATACTCAACAATATGTTAAAACATTGGGTATAATAGCTGCATATTGTCAAATACCAATTAATGAATTAAGAAAAGCAGAAACAAAAGATGTATTGGACATAATGTCAAATCTTGAATTCATTAATACATTACCAACAGCATTACCAATGTTTAAATTCACTTATAATGATGATGAGTATAATGTAAGCACAACATTATTAAACAATCGATTTGAAGACTATGTAGCTGCTCAAACAGCAATAGCGGAATATAAGGACAATGAATGGAAGATGATGGCTTATTTGGTAGCAATCATGGCAAAGAAAGGAAATGAGACATTAAGTGATTATGATATAAACGAAAGAATGGAATACTTCTTAGACATTGATATGGTTACTTGTTCAAGTATAGCAGGTTTTTTTTTGCAGAGTCTGAAAACATCAAGATTAATTTCAACGTTATCTTCACCTCAAGAAATAAGCAAAGGTCTACGAAGCAAGCAGCAAGAGTTAGAGCATTCACTAAACAAGTTGGAAATGCTTCGTGGAAAGAATTTGCTTATTCACTGGTGGGTTATGATTATTCGAAAATTTATAAACTCTATGATTCATCAGTTGGAGAAGTCTTTGAATTCGCCTCAATCAAACAGCTTAAAGATGAGATGGAAGAAGACTTACAAGAAATTGCTCATGAAGAAGCAACAAAAAAAAATAGGTAAGTAGTTATATACATGTTCACTTTCACATCATAGATTTCATAGATTTCATAGTTTTAAAAGGCATAGCTAATTCAGTTATGCCTTTTTTATTTAATGGTAGTTATATATTAAATAGAAAATATGACAATTGGTGATTTACTGAATGAGATTCAAACATTAGCATTACAACATAATCAAATTAAACAATCACAAGTTGGTAATACATTTGATATAGCTACTTCAAAATCTGCTGAAATATACCCTGCTCTATGGGTCGAACTACCATTACTTACAGAATATGTTGATAGAAGAAAAAAGACACATACATTTGCTCTTAACTTCTTATCGTTATGTAAACAAGATGATATAATTGATACTGTAAATAAGACCTCTGACATGGAAGTAATCGCTGACCAATTTCTACAAGCATTAGATGATAGATTTACCAATATAGGAATCGATGATATAACAGGGTTAACGTTAAGAAACTTTAGTGATGATGATTTAGTTGGTGTTAGAGTAGAACTTGTATTTTATGTTGGAAGAGAATGTGATTATCAAGACAGTTTTAATGTTAAAGAATAATGGCAAAGAACCAAATAGTTGAGATTAACAAAGCATTATTAAAAGACTTAAAGAAAGCCACACAAGCCATACTTGCAAGGAAGAAGGTTAGTAGTAGTTCAGATTTATATCGTGAATTAGAGTGGGTTCAAAAGGACAATAAGGTAATGACATTAATTGCTCTTGATTATTTTGAATATGTTGATAAGGGTAGGCGTTCAGGAATAATGCCACCACCGCAAGATTTAATTCCTTGGTTAAAGAAGAATAACATAATGCCAAGACAAGGACAAAGCTTAAATCAATTGGCATATACAATAGCAACTTCAATTAAGAGAAATGGTATTAAGGGTAAAAAATATAGTAATGCTATAATCGAAGCTGCATTAGAAATAGGTAGTGAAGAATTAGCAAAATCAATTAGCGATAATGTATGTACTGCTGTCGTTGATTCAATAAAAAACATTTAATAATATGGCACAAAATTATAGTGTAAATGCTGGTGGTGTATGCCAGACAAGAGATGTGGTAATGACTACTACATCTTGTGTTTTATATAGCGAGAACATACAAAACAATGGTGAGTATAATAAGCTATGGCAACAAATATTAACATTCACTTTAAATAGCGTCCTAACAGTACCAGTTATTGTTCATTTCAAGTTATATGTAACAGAACAAGAATATGCTACTATCGCATACCAAGGCTGGGAATATAAAACTATAACAATACCTGCTGGTTCATTATCAATTACATATCAATTTTATTGTAATCAAGAGTCAAGAGAAGACTTCGGTGCTGGTGGTATTAGTTTATTTACAAGAATAATTGATAGTCCAACACTACTTCCACAATTAGTAATACCAGATGTTTGTATACAGCAAGGTGGTGGTGGTTATGAATGTACGATGGCTCTAACTGAAGTTGACATAATCAAACCAACAGTTAGAGGTGGAAATGATGGTAGCATTGATGCAAGCTTTAGTGGTGCAAGTGGACTGAATGTTAATGTATATCTTAATGGAGTATTTCAAGGTTTATTATCTGGTGGAAATGGAGTTAACTTTCCTGACCTTATTGCTGGTAGTTATACAATTTTGTTTGAAGATGAAGAAGGTTGTTTAGCACAAGGAACTTATGTTATACAAGATGGTGAGTTTAGAACAGGAGATTTTAACGTAACATTACCAAAAGATTTAACATGTACAGAGAACCCTATTGTATTATCGTTAAGCACAAAGATTAACACATCATCACCAACATACCCACAATCTACAATAACATTAGGTCAAACAATTAATGATGGTGATAGTATTGTAATTAACTTAGAATACCCACAAACATATAGTGCTAAGTTTACAGCTAAATACTTTCCAAATAGAGAAGATTATTTCTTAGCATCAGTATTAAAAAACAATATTGGTATTAGTGTTGGTAGTAATTCAATAAATGAAATAGCTACTTCAATAACAGAGGTATTGCGTAAAGATGTTGTTATCTCAAGACTATATGACATAAGAACAATTAATCAAACAATTATATTAACAGCCAATGAAGCCAATTCTAATCTTAATCTCAATAATACTAATGTTATTATTGATAATTCAAATCTTAGTATTAATAATAATGTGATAGGCATTACACAATACGATGGACAACTAAGTCAGAATTATAGTTTATATTCAACAATCTATGTTAACACCAATTTAGAATATGGTGATGTAGGTAACATTAATGATTATGAATTTGTAAGCACGATTGAATTACCATTCTCACCAAATAATAAACATTACTTTGATTTAGCACCAATCTTAAAGAACTTTGTAAGTACACCTAAACTTGACTTTAGTGTTACAGGTTTTACAACCTTAGCACCAATGATAAGTAGTTATATTGTTGAGTATGGCGAGAAGTACCCATTGATTCAAAATGAGACAACAAAGAAAGCAAGAATAAAAGGAATTACATTACAGAAGTTCTGTATGAATTCAGCCCTTAATTGGACAAATGCAAATGATATGTCAAACTATTTAGGTAGTGCTGCTATATCACCTATTGGTTGGACAACTGATGTTAAGTTCTTAACAACACAACCAAAGGTTAAACAGGTTCAAAGGAATAGTACAGAATACCTTTTCTTTCTTTTACCAAAAGATTATGGTAAAACATTAGAAGTAAAAGCAGATTTATTTTTCTATGATGGGTCATCATTATTAAGTGAAACATTATATTCAATAACATCATTAGGAACAAACTTTGGTGGTGTATTTTGTGTAGCTGCTGGGTATAATGAGTTAAACCTTAAAAGTTATGAAGTAGTATCAGGACTTAATACCAAGAAGATAAGACGAGTTGATTTTGCTGTATGGCAAACAATAGGTATTGATTCAATACCTTATACAGAGACATTAAGTTATCGTTATGAGATTGATGAACAACCAAGGAAGTATGGAGTAGCCTTTTTAAATAAGGTTGGTACATGGTCAATCTTTGATTTTAGTGGTGAGATAATTAATGACATTGTTCATAGCAATGAAAAGATGGAAGTCTCAAGAGAGATTTCACTATTAGGTTCAAGTCCTAAAGGTTTTCAAGCCAATACTGTTTATGATACCAAGGTTACAAAAACAATTGCTTGTAATAGTGGTTGGGTAGATGAAGCACATTTCAATTGGTTAATAGAATTATTATCATCAAATAGAATATATAATTACACAGAAGATAATCAACCATTCTTGGTAGTTCAAAGTGTTATGTATAAGAAGTCAAGTAATGATGATTTATTTAACATTGATGTTATATTTAGTGAAACATTACAAGAGAACAATATAAGTGTTTAAATTATGAGCAATGTATCAAGATTAAGATTACAAGTATATGGTAATGATTTAGAGTATTTAAGTGCTGCTGATTTGGGTCTTACATTTACTCGTATAGCTGATAATGAAGCAGACTTATCAAATAAGTTTGGTGAGTTTAGTTATGAGTTTGAATTGCCTATAACCAAAAAGAATAGTAGTATTTTTAATTATGCTAATACTAATGGACAAAAAAACATATTTGTTAGCAACAGAGACTTGCCTTGTCAGGCTTACAATAACAATGAGTTATTATTGGACGGCTATATTAGTTTACAGGCAGTCACCGAATTAAGTTTCAACTGTGTTCTTTATTCTAAACTAAAAGAGATTTCAGACCTTATAGAGAACTTAACATTACAAGATTTAAAGATACCAACAATAACTTGGAATTATGAATCATCAATGATTGAACATTGGAATCATAATTATATGACAAGTGATGAAACTTATTGGCAATTCCCATTCGTTTATTATGGAACTAATTATGCTGCATACGAAACATATAGTGGTAAGACAGATTATAAGTCTGTAACATTCAATAATACTGACTTTCCTCATCAACAATTTTATTATGTTATTAATGAATATAATGGTAAGGAAAGTAACAGAGTATATCACCACCAAATACCACCTGCATTTTATATTGTTAGCTTAATTAATCAAATCTTTGCTGATGCTGGGTGGAGTGTAGGTGGTCAAATCTTTAATGATGATAACTTCAAGAGAGTTGTTATGTTATATAGTGGAGATAATGATTTATATGATAGAGCAATTGCAGCCTCACAAGATGAATATGATGCTGCTGGTGGTATTATAAGCACCAATGGTTTAAGTACACCATTGTCACCATCAAAGCTTGCACCTGACATGGAACAATCAGAGTTCTTGAATGGTGTTATGAGAATGTGGGGTTTATACCCAATAGTTAATATACAGGAAAAGAGTATTAAGTTTTTAACATATCGTGAATTACAAGGTGATAGTTTTAATGCATATAACATAACTTCAAAGGTATTTAAAGAGACAGCTAATTTTGTTTATGTTGAGAATAATAACCCATCAATACTATTCAATGATGCTGAAAACTTTAGAGTAAATGGTGATAATACTATTTCAACAGGCAATACTTATAACAGTATTGAAATGAAATGGCGAAGTGTAAATAACGAAAATCTAACAGACTTCTTTAATCGTAAAGGAAGTACAGAGGAAATTGAATTGCCATTCTCACCACCAACAGTTAAGAAAAGTTTTATTGTTAATGATTATAATATTAATGGAACTAATAATAATGCTGGTTATCATATCATGTATCAACCATTAATGTCAAGTCAAACACCAATTGATAGTGATAATGCTAAGTTCAATAAGAAAGAAGATGTATTACATAGCTATGCTTTTAATTCAGAAGGACTATTGAAGTTTGATGGTGAACCATCATTACATTATTATTATGGTAAATCTAATTCTGATATAGTTAATAAGGTAGGTAAGGGTAAACAAAGTGATTATTTATATTTCAATATGTATACTGGAAGTACTAAACATCGAATACCAATTACCTTTTGTAGTCCATTTCAATTGAGTAGATATAGAACTGAATTAGATAACTATGCCAATAGTCCTGATGAATCAGATGGTAGTATTAAAACTATATCAAGTACGTATCTACGTAGTCTTTGGAATATGATGGGTAATAGTAGTGCAGGTAGTTATGATGGAGTTACAACCGATTATAGTTTAGTATTTGATGATAGTGGTTATTTTCATGAAACCTTATGGAGTAGATTTCACAAACCTAAATATGATAGATTTCAAAAGTCTGAATTATTAGAATGTGATATGAAGATGAGTACTTATGATTGGCAACAAATGCAATTGAATAGACCTATTAAATATAATAATGAAATATATCATATTATGGAGATAAGTTCTTATGACCCTATTACCGAAAAAGCATCACTTAGATTAATTAAAATTTTATAATAATGAAAAAAACTGCTCAAATTGACATAAAATTAACTGGCTTAAATACCATTCAAGATTTAGAGAATGAGTTAAATGATGTTAATAAACAGCTTAAACAAGTTGATGTTAATTCACAAGAATTTAAAACACTATCTCAAAGAGCAAGTGATGCTAAGAGTAAGCTATCAACAATCAATGGTGAACTTAATGGTATTACTTCTCAACAGAAAACTGATAGTATTAAGAAGCTTGGTGAAGGACTTGTGGGTGCATTTCAAGTAGGTGCTGGTGCATCATTAATCTTTGGTGAACAGACAACTGAAGAACTTCAAAAAATCATTAGTAAAGTAGCAGGTCTTTACGCTGCAATGGACGGTATTGATAAAGTAAGTAAAGCATTTAGTGCTGATAACATAGCCAATCTTAAAGAGGTTGGTAAAGGTTTTGGTACATTGGTAAGGACAGTTAAGACTGCATCACTTTCAATGAAGACAGCACTTATAACAACTGGTGTTGGTGCATTGGTTGTTGGTGTGGGTTTACTTATTGCCAACTGGGACAAACTTACAGCAAGCATCGCTAATTCAAAAAGAAATAAATTTCTTGAAGGTGAAAAAGTAAGACTTGAAAAACAAGTTGAATTTACAAAAGAACGCCTTAGTGTTATTAACAATACAATTGATAAAGAAAAAGAATTATTTCAATTAGAAAATAGAGGTGCTGAACTATATGCTTTTGAGGAAGAGAAATTAACTAAACTTCTCGAAACACAACAAGAGCAAATTGATTTATTAAATATTGATTTAGAATTACAGGGTAAGATAAATACGGAAGAAGGTAAGCGTTTAAAATCTCGAATAATTACCATGAATGGTTTGCGTGATGCATTAGCCAAACAAAAAGAATCTCTTAAACAGATGGAATTAATACCATTAAAAATTGAAGAGATTAATGCTGAAATAGCTTTAATGAATAAGCAATTAGAGATTGCTCAATCATTAATGAAATTTGAGGTTGAGATTGATAACCTTAAAAATCAAGAAAACTATCTTAATAATAATCTTATTATATTGGGTAGTCAGAAATTTGTAAGTGATAAAATATATAAGATTAGTTCTGATTTAATTAAGAATAGAATAAATGAAATTAAGTTAAATAAAGAGATTTATGGTCAACTAACCAAACAAGAGAAGTTGGAGTTGACAACATTGGCTGCTCAACAACAAGCATTATTTATTCAAAACCAAGAAAGAAAAGAAATGTTAGGCATCGACATTCAATCTTTAGAAATAGAGATTAGCAAAAATAAAATTGCTGATAATTATAATACAACAATTGCTTTATCAAACATTAAGGAAAGAGAACAAATAAAAATTGCTGAAGAGAAAAAAGTTATTTCAGAAAGTAATCTTGAACTCATTAATTTAGATATAGAGGGTTATTATAAAGCTATCGAATTAAGAAAAAACATGGTTAATTTTGATAGACAAAGTAATAGAATTATCAAAGAAAGAACGACTAATTTACTACCTTCTCAACTTAAAATAACTAATGAGATAAATAATAAGATTAATGATTTTGTTAAAGTATTTGCTGATTCAATGAATTTTGAAGATGCTAACTTCTTTGCAGATACTGTTAAACAATTTAGTGATGAGTATATAGATTTATTGAGTACAACAAAAGATGTTAATCTTGAATATGGTAAACAAACAAATTATGGTAAACAATTAATTAGTGATGCATCAAGTATTCTTGCAATTAAGAGAGTTGAGAAAGACATGAATGAAAAGACTTTGAATGCTCAATTAAAATCATTGATTGAGCAAAAGAATGTTACTGATAAATTATCTCAAAAATATAGTGATTATACTTTTGAGATTGAAAAACAACTTGAATTTGCAAACAAAACTCTTGTTTATCAAAGAGATAGATTAAAGAGTTTAGAAGAAGAAGGTGGTAGAGAAGAAGAAATATATGCAGTACTTCAACTAATCAATAAAGCTGAAAATGATAGAACAGGACTTGTTCAAGAATTGTTTGGTATTACTCAAACCGTTAATGAATCACAGACTAAATCTAAAGTCATTAGTGATGAGATTTTACAAACACAATATAAAATAACATCAAATGAAACCGATTATAAGAATAGTGTAACTGAAACAACAAATAAATTACAAGACCAATTAAGGGTCTATGCGCAGATACAACAATTCACTCAACAATATGCTGAAGAAATTAATGCTGCTCAACAACTCGTTGGTCAATCATTCGGACTTGTAGCTGCCTTATTTGATAGACAAGCTGCTAATGCAACCAAGAAGCTTAATAAACTTCAGAAACAATTATCTAAACTTGAAAAGAGTGAAGATAATTTAAAAGAACTTAAAGACGAACTTAAAGATGCTGATGGTGAGCGTTATGATAACCTAATTGATTTAATAGCACAAGAAGAAGCTGCTGAATTAAATAAGAATGCCAACATTGATGCTCAAAGAATTGCCATTGAAGAAGAAATTGCCAAGCAAGAAAAGATTAAAGCAGACGCTGAATACAAAGCTGCTAAATGGAGAAAGGCACAAGCAATTATAGATGCAACAATTCAAGGTGTATTATCTGTTGTTGAAGCATTACCAAACGTTGTACTCGCAGCTATTGTAGGTGCTATGTCTGCTGCAAGTATTGCAACAATTGCAAGCCAAGCACTACCACCAAAAGCAGAAGATGGTATGCTTGTGGGTAAATCTCATGCACAAGGTGGTATTCATATTGAAGCTGAACATGGAGAATATATTGTTAATAAGAAAGCAACCAGTCAGTACTTACCATTGATAGAAGCAATTAATTCAACAGGAGTTAAGAAGTTTGCTGATGGTGGACAAGTAGCACCAACATCAAGTAGTTCTGGTAGTGGTGATATAATTGATTATGGTAGATTAGCTTTTGAAATAAGCAGAAGTATTCAACCAGTAGTTAGTGTAGTTGATATAAATAGAGGTCAACAGAAAGTAGCAGTCATTGAGAAGAATGCTAAATTTTAAAAAATAAGTAACATAAGTAGTTCTATAATAAATAATAATATGAAGTTACCAACATATGAATTTTTAATTGATGACAATGATGAGAGTGATGGTGTGAAAGTAATTAGCATCGTTACTACACCTGCCATGCAAAGCAAGTTTCTTGTATTTAACAATAAGAAACTTAAATCTAAATATGTTTTTGTTGAAAAAGATGAAAAGGAATATAAGGGAATTGTAGCTGGGTTATCATTAATTCCAAACAAACTAATCTTTAGAATAAACGAAGAAACTGGTGAAGAGTATAATGCTTATTTTTCAACTGAAACTATTGAGAAAATAAGAGATAGGTATCATCGCCAAATGATGACAAGCAATGTTAATCTTGAACATAATGAAGATGCATTCATTGATGCTTATCTTATTGAATCATATATAATCGATACAGAGGAAATGCTTAGTGCTGTTAAAGCAAAGGGTATTGAGGAAGCGGTTATTGGTGCTTGGTTTACAGCCATTAAGGTTGATAATGAAATAGCATTCAATGCGTGTGTTGATGGTACATTTACTGGTTTTAGTATTGAAGCTTTTTTGGAAACTGAATTAAAGAATATGAATGCAATAATAAATAATAATAAATTAAATACTCAAAAGAAAATGAAGAAAAATTTAATCGAGAGAATCAAAGAGAGAGTAAACATCGTACTCAGTAAAATTGATTTTACAGAAGCATTAGTACCTGAACTTGGGTTTATCATAACCTATGGTGAAGTTGGGGAAGAAGTAACAAAAACATATACCAATTCAGATGATGAAGAAGTAACCGAACCTGTTGGTAATGGTGATTTCGTTATTGAAAGTGGTGAAACAATAATCGTTGATGATAACTCAATGCTTGTAGAAGTAATCGCAAAACCTGATGAAGCACCTGCTGATGAAGAAATGGTTGATGAAGAAGACAAACCTGCTGATGAGGAAGTACCTGTTGTTGAAGAAGAAGATAAAGAGAAGCTTGCAGTAGTAGAAGATGTTGTTGATGAGGTTGTAGAAGATGTTGTTGATGTTGTTGATGAGGTTGTAGAAGACTCACCTACATTACCAGAAGAAGTTAAAGCATGGTTATTAAAAGTAGCTGGTGATTTTGAAGATGGTGATGTATACTTATCAGTATATAAACAAGGTGGTGAATTTGTTTGGGGTAATATAAGTACTTATGCTGACATTAAAATGAGTCAAACAATCAAGACTGAAATGTCAACACAAGAATCAAACATAACAAAATTGAATGCTGAAATAGCTGACCTTAAAACTAAATTATCTAAACCTATTTCTGAACCAGTTTTAAGAGAATCAGAAGTAAAACTAAGTAACTTAAAAGAGATAACTCTTTATGAGAGATTAGCTTTAAGAAGTAAGTTACCAGTAGTGTAATAAACAAAATGAAAATTTCTATGTGTTTGTAGTTATATAAGCACATAGAAGATTAAAAATAATAAACAATATAAATAAAAAATTAACATGGGAAAATTTAAATTCGCTTCAACTCTTACCAATTCAACTACTTATGATGGAGAACAATTAGAGAGTTACATATTAAAAGCGTTCACAAAGTCAAAATTCATTGAGGCTGTACCTGCTCAAAACGTAATTACCAACATTAAACATAAACAAAAGATTGGTAGATTAGCTGGTTCTGACTTAGTACAAGTAGGTGAGAATTGTGAATTTACTGATGCTGGTACAATCGTAGCAAGTGAGAAAGTATTAGAACCTAAACCTTTCTTCATTAACACTCAATTATGTTATGCTGACTTAGAGCCTATCTTTAATTCACTTAACAACGGGTCATTGAATGAGCAAGAATTAAGTGCTGAATTTGCTTCTGCTTTAACAGAACTATTAGTATCTCAAATGAACAAAACTACTCAAGACGTATTCGTTAATGGTGTATATGCAAGTGGTGGAACAACTGCTCTTGCTCAATTTGATGGTGTTGATGCACAAATCACAACCAATGCTATAACTGCTGCTACTAACACAAGTGGTACAATCATAGCTAACCTTTCTAATTTGGTTAACGCATTACCTGAAGAGGTTCTTGAACAAGAAGACCTTACAATCTTCATGAGCAGAAAGACTCTACAATTGTATTTCGATGCATTGGCTGCATTAGCAAGCTTAACACCTCAAGATGCATTAACTCCTAACTTCATGGGTATTCCTATCGTAACAGTTCCTACTATCAAAGCAGGTAAAATGTACGCTATGCAAACTACTAATATGTATGTTGGTGTTGGTGCTATCGATGAATTCTCTTCATTGCAAATAATTGACATGAAACCATTAGGTCAAGGTAATAATGTTCGTCTTATCTTACAAGGTAAAGCTGATGTTAAACTTGGTTGGGAACAAGAAGCTGCTAAATTTACTGCCTAATAACCTCAAACAATAAGGCGATTATTAATTTAATTGCCTTATTTAAAAATAATAATTAATAAATAAAGATATAATATATGGCATGTTTAATAGTAAATGGAATTCAGAGAGAATGTAAATTTGTTGTTGGTGGTATTAAGTCAAGTATCTGGTTAGCGAATGCAGAAGATTTTCAAGCTTTGTATGATGAGACTGGACAGATTACTGGTGCAACACTTACTTCAGCAAGTCCTACTTTTTATGAGTTTCAACAAGAATTAAATTCAGCATCTCTTGTTCAATCATTAGTTGCTGGACAGATAAGTAAATTTATCACACAAACACTTATGTTTAGTGTTGGTAGTTTAACACAAGCAAAGGTAACTACTTTGAATGATTTAGCCCTTACAGAAATGATTGCTATTTTCAAGGCAAATGATGGAAATTGGTATTGGGTTGGAGATAATGGTTCAAGTTTAAAAGCTACTTCATTAGAGGTTACAACTGGTGCTGCTGATACTGATGATGCTGCTGCTACTGTAACATTGGCAGGTGGTAATATGGGTTATGCTCCTATCGTGAGCGAAGCTGCTTTAACTGCATTGGGAATTTCCTAAGTAATAGTTTTAAGTTAAATAAAGAGGTTTAGTGATTTGATAATCATTAAGCCTCTTTTTGTTTATAGGTAGTTATATATTAAATAGAATTGAATTATGGGAATAATGAGAACAGGTTTAGGTTTTAATGGTGAAGGTACTCAAGTAATGCCATATGCTGTTGCACGACAAAATGTTAACACAGCATTATATTTTGGTGGTAATGCTCTATCTAGTTTTGATACATATGATTCAGTTTTATTTAGTGGTGGTAGTGGTTTATGTAGTATTTACACTGACGGTATTTTAAATAGGTATTTTAACTGGAATCAAAATACTGAATCATATAATAGTGGTTTTACTAATGGTAATCAAATAATAGTATTTTCACTTGCAGTTAATTCTAATGGTAAAGTTTATGTTGGTGGTGAGTTTGTTGGTTATGGAACACCAATAAAATATAATGAAAATGATGTAAGGTGTTTATTTAGAATTAATGGTGATGGTACATATGATACTGGTTTTACTTTTACTGAAAAATATAATAATGTAGATAAAATTATAACAAAAAATAATAGTGTTTATGTATATGGTTCAAGGCATTATGATGCACCAATATATAATGATTATAATAAAATCATAAAATATAATGATGATGGTACGTTAGATGATGATTGGTCACCAAATTTTAATGGTACTGGTTTTTTAATTTCCTCTAATCAACAATCATCAAAAATGGTTATTAGTGATAATGAGATTTTATATTTTGCTGGTGAGTTTAGTAGTTATAATAATACAACACATAATAGTATTATTGCATTTAATTCATTAGGTAATGTTCATACTACATTTGCAAC